CTCGCGAGGCGGCTTTCATCGCCCAGGCATGCGCCGAACTGCGCGAAAAGGAGATCCAAGCAACCAAGCGCGGTGATCTGCTCGCCGCCGCCTCCTACGCCGAACTGGCCGACCGCGACTATGCCGTGTCCATGCTCGATCAGCAGGACATGAGCGAGGGCTGGTCATGATCTTCCTCGTGCCCATCGTGCTTGCCGCGATCTTCTGGTGGTTCAAGTACGTGCGTAGTGGCCGGGGTCCGTTCGAATGAACGAATTTCTTGTGTGCCTTCTGTCCGGCGTCATCGCCTTCATCGTCTTCTTGCTGCTCGTTGCCTTCCTTGCGAGGAACGACTGATGAGCCGGACCACATGCGCCTTCTGCGGCGACCCCACGTCCTACTTCTTCCCCGGCGGCCTGTGCGCAGGCTGCACGGGCAAGAACGCCCGCATCAAGCTCGACGCCATGGCCCCTGCGCAGCG